GAGAGGAGCAGCAGCTGCTGCAGCGATGAAAGATTTGATCATTTTTGTTTTTCCTTTGAGTTACTTGCGGAGTGGTTACCCGCAGATGATGAGTGGATTTCTTCCACTGCAAATACAATTTATCATGGTTAGCAGTAAAAAACAACTACCCTTGTGCCAGTTTTATATTCGGATAACCGATCAGTTAGTTAAGATAAATTAATGCGCCAGTGATACGTACATTTGCACCAGTCACTGAAACATCTCCAGTACCTGTAATTCCAACAGCAGCACCCGCAGTAATATTAGCAGCTCCACCAGCAGTTACATTAACAGCAGCACCAGCATTAATGTTAGCAGCACCTGCTACAGCATCGATATTTGCGTTTCCAAGAATTGCTTTTGCTGAATATGTATTTGATCTATCTTTGACAAGTGGTGGAGTTGCTAGACCACCAGCAACAATGTGCTGTTCTACACCACCTACCCATACTTTATAGTCACCGAGAATCTTATGATTGACATGACCAGGAGAAATAGCGTTAATAGATGCTCTGGGATCAAATTGTACTGTAGTGTCTTCTGATACACCATATGTCATTCTCTGACCGAATATTACCTCTTTGTCATTGTTAGTAATCTTTTCAACATTACCAGCATTCATAGTAATTGTACCACCACCATTCGAACCTGCTTGAATGAACACTTGTGACTTGCCAATTAAGAACAGTTCCTCAGATGCTGAAATAACAATTTTCTGTGCTCTAATATGTCGTGTGCTACCAACTGCTTGCTCTACAACATCACCATAAGCAATAAGGTTTAGTGCTTGGTTTTCTTCATCATCACCAGCACTATATTCAATATCCGTTCTTTGTTCATGTTTTTGCTGCTGTCCATGAGAATGAATACAGAGTTTTCCACTACCAGGACCTTTCTCTACATTTCTCTCACCAGTTACAAGAACAATAGCACCACTGGATTGAAGTGCTATAAAACCACCATTGCCAGCAGGTCCATCAATCCTTAATGTTGCTGTTTGTCCATCAGGATACATGCGCTCATAAATCTCTGAGCGTGTCATAGCACCCTTGAAGGCAGTATTAAACCTAGGACCACTAGCAAGGTCCTGAGACTCATCTGGAGTCGTTTGTTTGAAAATACCAGTAGGGTAGTTATTAGCAGGTACAGCGTATGACATTATGGGCAATCAACGTAACGTCCAGTTCCAATCTTGGTGGCACCAATAGTAGTTAGTGCTTCAGTATCTAGACATGCTAGAGATGGTAGTAACCTAGCACCATATCCATCACCACCAACAATTACAATCTCAGGGAACTCAGAGAATGTAAGTTCTCTATTCAGAGTTCTAGCACCAATAACAAATCCGTCTTCATTGATGATCGCTTCAGCAACACCAAGTTCTCCATCAACATACATCTCAGGTATTTCTGTATATCCAGCACCAGGACTCAGTACAGTAAAACTGTCAATGATACAACGAACACCAGCATCATCAGCAAGGTTCTTCTTATATCCATAACCAGGAGACTTAATACGAATCTCTGTAATAAATCCATCTTGATCTAATAAGGGGGTAGCTACAGCACCAATTCCCTCACCGCCAATCCAAACATATGGTGGTTCCTCCCAAGGATCACCAGGATCATCTACAGGTATCTCAATAATACCACCACCAGGATCAGTGATAACTTTATCTGGATCTACTGTAGGAACCTTAAAGTCTTCATATGTATTCTCTGGAGTTTCACCTTCACTTTCATCAAAGTCACCCAAATCATCTGGACCAGTGCCATCATCAGTTGTCGTGATTAGTACATCAACTGCTTGACCTGTGCCATTCAAAGTAAAGCGAAGAGTTTCTTCTTCTTCCACTACGCCATCTTCTTCTATTCCTATAGTTACTTTTCCTGTGTTATTATTGATAACAAAGTTTCCAGTTAAATTACCACCAATAATATCACCAGACGTAATACCATTGCCTGTCAGAGAATAATAAAGAATAGTTCCATTATCTATATTTGTTGTAGTTATCGTGTAGATAATAAACTCACCTTCTGGACACGATGTTCTATTGGCAGATACTGAATATGTTGGATCATTATTTTCTGGAACTTCTGTGTCTCCATAATCTGTGTCTGTTGGTGGATCTTCTCCTGGAAACGTATCATCAATTCCAGTGTTTGGATCTTCTGGTTTTGGAGTATAAGGATCATATGGATCCTTTAAATTTCTTTCGGTAATAGTACATTTACCAACGTTCTTAATAAAATTGAGTTGTACTCCACTTCCTTTTGATGGAGAATTGTGTCTCAATCTAATATAAAAATCTTCATCTGCTTCTCTTTCTTCTGAATAAAGAGTATCAATGATAATAGTTTTTTGCGTCTCGGTTGGAGCAAATCCTAGGATACCTTCTACTCCAATATAATCTTCTCCCTCAGTAGCAGTTCCTTTCTTTAGTGTCTTATATGTAACAGATGAAGAAATTTCAGTATATCCGCTGCGTGTTACTACAAATTGTGCCTGTTCTCCTTCAGTAACAATTATATCGGTAATACTATAAGCAATTTTTTGTTTTTTTGTAGTAGAAGTTCCTGGTTTGCTACCATTTTTTGGAACACCACCAGTAAATCCAACAGTAGTAATCGCCAATGGTGCTCCTGTATATGCGTCAGCACAGACATATTGTGTATAATCAGCACCAGTAGCAGGGAATAGATTATCAATACTATCTAATAAGTTATCAAGGAAGTCTTTATCGTCTTTTTCATCTTCCTCGTCTCCTTTCTTTTCGCCATCAGTACAAACTGCTTTATACTTAGCACACTCATTATTTGGACCAGAGCAAGAAATACCAAGAAGATTTAATACAAAATTAATTGCACCACCAATGATATTGAGCGGTTCAGCAATAGCACCAAGAATATCTTGAATGGGTCCGAGAACTTTTGCTAATAATTCTTCCATCAAAGAATTCATCTTCGATAGAATACCATTGACTAGAGCATCAACTTGACACGCTGCGGCACGATAAATCTGATTGACATAACTCATTAAAACTTCTGTTAGCCACTTTGCCAAGCGATCTCCAAGATCTGCCATTTGGCAACCAAGATCTTTCAAGATGTTATTAAACCACTCAGTAACAGGAGTCAGAACATTTCCAGTATCATCTGGATATATGAGTGCGTTAATAAGATCCTTTACAGCATTGGAGAGTTTCTCAATTACAAATCCCTTTACTCTCGCAATAAATTCAGTGATAACTTTTTGGAATTTATTGACATACTTTCTAGCAATATTAACGCCATCGTTTATAGTTCCACTTACAGGACTGATTAGGTATGTTCCAATATTTCCACCATTTCTTTGTACTTCAGCGAGAAACTCTCCCAGAAGAATTGTAGTCTTTGCTTTAATATCTTCGTTATCGCATTTCTCCGCTACAGATTGACACCACTTTTCATCATCTTGTCCGTTATACTTTCTAGATGCTGGTGGAACTCTAGGACCATCAGCATTTTTTGTGCCATCATCCAAAGCACCAGTGGTCTTGTTAGTTTCTCCTTCACCACCTTCTTTGTTTTCGGGTGCTGGTTGTCCATCAGTTGCTGGATTTACCTGAGCTGCTGTAGTATTATTATATGTTTGGAAAGATTCTGTATCTCCTGGTCTTTCACTCTTTGAGATAGTTGTAGCACCAGGAGTCTGACCGATAGAACCCATAATAATGGGTTTCTGTTTATCATTGTCTAAGTAAAAACCAACGACCCAACATCCCTTGATAAGTTGAGGATGTGCTCCACCAACATTACCAGGCATGAAGGGTACGTTGACTGGCATCATCACGTTAGCCCATGGCAAGTCTTTCGTATCAAGAATTTCTTTATTCTTGGGATGATCTCCTACAATACGAACTTTGAAACGATATCCGCCCTTGTTATTTTTTTCGTCTGCAGCAGTTCCTTCGACTTGCCCCACCCACCAATTAAATCCATCGGAACCAACACGTTGGGTTGGGATTAACTGTGATAATAACTGATCCATATCATTTATTCATCAAATACCTTGCACTCTGGTGCTCCTGGTTCTACTTCGCAATATAGTTCTAATGCAGTTGGATCGTGATGGTCACCTCCGTCGATCTCTGCCTTGTGATTTTCTACATATACTTCCAGTTCATGTAGTTCTTCTTCAATGTGACGACGTTGCTGTGGGGAAGTTGTGGGATTCTCAAGAATCTTTTTATCTTCTTCGATGTGCTTTTCTACTGATTCCATGTGTTAATACCTCCGTTAGTTATTTAGTGCCATGATTTGATGGTCTGTCCTTCAGACCATACGAGTCTCTCATCAATCTGAGAGTAGTTGTAAATCTACCATTTGTTCCAACAGTAGTGTCATATGTGTGAGTAACCTCAGCAATTAAATAAACACCGCTGCTTTCTGGATCATATGGATCTTTTCGTGCTTCACTTCCTGGCAATTTGTTAATTAGTCTGATATCAATTTTATCACCAGCACAAATTTCGGCATTGCCTGGAATCACAATGGTACAATTTTGATTTTTTAACAACTCATATCTTGCTACAGATTGTGCTGCGTAAAACTTCTGCCAATCAGCAAATTTGGTTGGATCTGTTCCACCATCTTTTGGATCTGGTGAGGCAGGTTTTGCTTCATTATACCAAGTCTCGTGATCTAGAAACACAGACATAATTCTAGTCGGATAATCAGATAATTCAATCTGATTTGAGGGAATCAACGTCAAACCTTCCTGACCGCCTAGATGTGCCATATTATCATAACTATCTTTAATCTTATAAACATATTCTTCATACTGTCCCGTAGAATGATTGAAGAATACCATCATTGATGAAAACTTACCTTTTCTTAGGGAAGAAAGTAAGTTGATTTCGGAAGAAAACATAGATTCGTAAATAGTGAATCTCTCGTCAGCACCATCATCTTGGTTACCCAATCTTTCTATATATGGACCCCAAGATTGAGATTCTAATTTTTTAGATTTTAATTTACTGTCATTATCAGCACATAAAGAATCTACAGCAAAGAAATTATATCCACGTTTAGATTCCCAAAAGAAAAATCCACCCGTTCCTTTTATTTGCTGTGCTGTTTCATTCTTGTTACTACTATTTGTAGATGTATAATTTGCTTGTGGTGATACCGCTTTTACTGCTAATGAAGCGATAATATCAAATGGTCTGCGTCTATTGGGAATTAGTTTTGTCTCAAATTTAGATGGTTCTGAAAAAACATCTTTTGATGTTTTTAATGTATTTTTGATAAGATCTATAATAATACTTTCTGGATTACCAAAAAGTGGTTTATTGACTCTAGTAACTTCATTAATAAGAGCTTCAGCAGAAACCAACCCAAGTGTATATACTTGCTTTTGTTGTCTTACAAATCTATTACCAACCGTCCAGATAAACATTTTATAATCAAATGGTTCCTCTGATATATTGGTTTGAACCGAAATTTCTACAGTTTCTCCACCTTGAATTGGCAATCCTTGAAGCAAACCACCACTATCAACTACTTCCATCGTCGCTGATAGAAATGGGTTGGTAATATTTTCAACGTAATTGAATGAGTTGATTAATTGCCGAACTTGGAATGGTTTTCTACCATCGTTTGGATAAACTTTTACGCCTTTAAGAGAAAAGTCTGTATTAGATTTAAATTTTTCCATTATCCAATAGTCCTCAAACTAAGATCACTGAAAGGACTTGTTCCCGTATCTCTACTACCGATTCCGATAGGAACGTTACCAGGAGAATTGCCACCGTTTGTTGGTTGAGCTCCAGTGACATATGTATTATTGATAATTGTTGCTCCACCACCAACATTTGCCATAGCAATTTCTGTTGATTTAGTTGCCAATGCAGTAGATTTATCTTCTGGTGGAATTAATCCATCAGCACTCGCCTGTGGTTGTGCTTGTAGATATTTTTGACCCGCTTCTTCTAATTTTGGTTTCAACCACTCATTCTTTCCAGTAGTATCAATATCCTGTTGTCCAAATACTCCACTTTTATAAATTTTCCAATTTTCACCTTCTCCAGTTTTGACCCTCCTAGCGTAAATTCCTCCACCTAAACTTAAAGATTTTCTAGGATCTGCTGGTAATCCATAATCAGACATTCCTTTAGTCCAATCCTTTGGTTCTGGTTTATCATCATTACCGCCATCATCACCACCTTCACTATTGAGTTTTTTTTCTTTTTCTAGTGCTTTAGCAATAATCTCTGGACTAATTGAAGCAGCATTATCACCAATTCCTTTATATAAACTATCCCCCTTCTTAATATCCATTAATGGATACTGACCATTATATTCACCTTTCTTCATATCACGAGGAACGCCAACAGAAGCAAATTCTGCTGCTAATGCCAATTGTGCCTTTTCTAATGACGATCCTGAAGCACCAGTTAAATACTTACCAACGGATGGTCTTTTATAATTAACGGTATATTCTTTGAACTTATCTTGAGTTTCTTCATTAAAAACATCATCTCTACTGATTCCCATTTGCTTCACAAATCCTCTCATTGTGTCTGGGATAATTTGATACTTACCAACAGCAAAAAGAGAACTAGACGCTTGAGCATCCATGATTTCACCAACTGTCATCTTTGAGATTGGTTTTGGTGGTGTGTATCCTGCCTGACTTCCCGCACTTCCAGTATTATAAGAATCTATACCACCCTCACCTCCAGAAATAGTGGAAAACAAATCATTTCCAACTCTACCATTAGCTCTACCATTACCATTTCTACCATCTTTATCAAGTCCCAACCACTTTCCAATAGGACTAGTTCTAAACATATCAACTAGAGCATTAATTAAATCTCCCCATCCATCCATTCCACTGAAATAACGTTTAAAACCTTCTGCTAATACAATACCATAATCTTTCTTGCTTTCTTTCTGAGCATCCAAGACACCTCTACCAAAATTCAAGAAAGTTTTCTTTCCTCTAGATCCTTCTAATGGAAATACACCCTCATTTCCTGCTTCACCTGTAAGCGATACCGTAGGTTGTGAAACAATACCACCTTCAGCAAATGGGGTCAATCCCATATCACGTCCTGCTAGAGCAGCATCAATGCCTACAGAAGCAGCAGTGCCAAAACCAGGAATTGTACCAGCAGCACCAGATGCTGCCTCTAGAGCGGCACCAGTGAGGTCTCCTGCTACTGCTCGCTCAGCAGCAAACAATAAACCAGCACCTAGTCCAATCAGTGGAATTTTTTTGAGAAGACCTTTACCTAATGCTTTTGCTCCAATTTTAGCAGCACCTTTTGTTCCTGCTCGTGTTCCCGCTCTTCTCGCTAGAGGACCACCACGTCTTCCCATTGGCAGTCTTGGAGCACCACCCAAACCAGGCAACTGGAGGAATCCACCACCTTTTCTTCCAGTTGGTCCTTGACCCGCTTCATCTGCTGTAATACCACCAGATAAATCACTTCCAGCTGCTAATGCTCTTTTTTCTGCTGCTACTTCTGCTCTTGTAGCAAGTAACATTTGTTGCTGCATTTGCTTATCAGCAATAGCAACCTGTAATCTTCCTAAATTCTCTACACTATCAACAACACGTACAGTCACACGCTGTAAGCCCATGACTGCTTCAACGACATTATTATTTGACCTTACAATAAGTTCTCCAATACCAGATAATGAACCAGCAGGATCATCTACTCTAACTGCTGTCGTATCATAAACATCACTACCAGCATCAATTCCTGGTTTTCTTGAAATTCTTGATAAAGCACCACCTAATACCTCAGGTTGTATTGCTTTACCTTCTGGTAGTGCTCCTTTTGGATCTTTGCCAACAATACTACTCAGAACAGATCCTTTTAGAAGTCCTTTAGGACCACTGCCTGGAAGTGATTTTTTATCTTGTGTTTCTGCTTTTACTGGTTCAACTCCAGCTGGAGTATCTTTTAGTTCTACATCACCAGAACCTTTCTTATCCTTTTTACCAGTCTTCTTTAGGCGATCTTTAATGGCTCTACCAATCTTTCCGAGATAATCTACCTCGCCTCTAGTATCTTGATATGATAGAAACCCGTGTGCCATTACTTTTGCTTAGCTGCTTCTTGTGCTTGTTTGAGTTGTTCTAAGTGTTGCATCAAGAGACTGGTATAAACCTGTCTCTCCCAAGGCATCATGTTTTCAATTTCACTCAAGCTATATTTATGGTGCTGCATCAAAGCAAAGTTGGTCTTATAATACCCTTCCAAAGTATTATGGAAGAGTGCTATCCGAAAAAATTGGATAACCCCGTAATTACAAATTCATTCTCAACTCCAGTATTAGGATTTTTGATTGTAAATCTATGTTCTAATTTTGGAGACTTGTCAAAGAATTTTTGAATTTTTTCAAATTGTTGATTTGTTAAGTTTTCTACAAATTCTAAAAATTCTTTTTTTGAAGTAGTGGATCTATCATATACATCTTCACCATCAAAAATTTGATCAATACAATTAGAAACTATATTAAGTACAGTTTCTGCTGTGGGATCAGCACCCATAACAGATCCAACAATAAATTCTGTCCAAGATGGGTATTTCATTATAACACCCACATCTTCAGATAACATAATTTTATTTGAATAGTCCTCTGGCATTGTTACCTTGACTTCAGTCAAATTCAAATTGTAGTTGATAGTGGTCTTTCCATCATCTTTGCATGTTACTCGCATTTCAATAATTTCACCAACAGATACCGCACGAATCTGAAGAAAGATATACTCCAAATCAAAAATTGCCAAATCTTCGATTTTTACACGAGATTGAATACAACCCTTTAATAGAGTTCTTACAGCATCTTCAATCTGTTTTTCATCCTCTGTCTCTAATGCTAGTAAAAGCAGTTTTTCCTCTTTTACGACAAATGGACGATATTTGATTTTTTTGCCATTAGACGGAATTTCCAACTCATAGGTTGGAAGGACAACTTGTGGTAATGCCATTATGCGTAGATCAGATCATATGTATATTTAGTGCGACTTTTAGACTCAAAAATTAGCAGAAAAAATTTTCCCACTTTCATAGAATTGAAAAGTCAATTTTGCTATGCTACTTTATTTCCCGTTTTTTCTATAATTTTACCAGATGGTAGTAAATATTGCTGCTTGAATATACCTGGACCAATTTCAACTTCACCAACCAATTTACCACCAGCAGAAATATTAGAATCCTTAACGTTTCTAATATCTTTATTAATTGTATAGTGTCTCATGTAAGAAAATTGCGCTGTCACTTTTGTTATTTGAGTAGATCCAAACTGCAGTGGAACAGCATCAATGGCATATGGATATGCTCTCTCTAAAACATATGTAACTGGGTTTCTTTCCGTAGTGCTTTTTGGACCAGATTCTGTTTTTTGAATCAAAATATTAGAAACATACTCATCCATATAAGAAAGACGATTCGTTCTATTTTGTGGTCTATTGAATTCTCCTTCACGACCTTCTGGTTCACCAAATATAAAATCATGCCACTCATTCAAAAACTTCAAAATTTGCAAATTGGCATCCAATGCAAACCCTAATTGAAAATCTGTGAATACTCTTGTAGTGGGGTATTTGAGTTGTCCAGAACCTAGATATAATCCATTCATCGATCCTTCAGCGGTATTGATGTTTGGTAATTGTGCCTCATCACAAAAGAATTCAAGCATCTGCTCTTTATTTTCCAGTGAAGCTGGAGCATCTAAAATATTCACAACAAAATTATTGGCATATGACATGCCACCTTGCTTTGAAATAGTGCTTAAAAAGCTATTGATTGACACACTAAATACCTATGTTGGTCCTTCTATATTTATGGCGTACTCTGGATTTTACAAACCTGTAAATCCTGGTAAGTATCGTGGCAACCCAACTAACATCGTTTATAGATCACTCTGGGAACGAAAGTTCATGGTGTTCTGTGATAATAACCCCTCGATAATAGAGTGGGGGAGCGAGGAAATCATTATTCCATACCGTGCTCCCGATGGTAAAGTGAGGCGATACTTTCCAGACTTTTACATCAAAGTAAAAGAAAAAACTGGCAAATTAACCAAATATATTATCGAGATTAAACCTAAAAAACAAACCCAACCCCCGAATGACAAAAACAAAAAAACTGCTGCCTATCGTAATGCTGCACTGACTTACGCAAAGAACCGAACTAAGTGGTCTGCTGCGCGAGAGTATTGTGAAGACAGGCAGATGAACTTCTTAATACTTACCGAAGATCACTTAGGAGTATAACAATGGCAACAGGATTTGCAACCATCCAGCGCAACACTGTCAATAAAGACCCTGGATACAAAACACTCTTTGAAAGAGTAACAGCAGCAACAGGAGGAGAAAAGAAATCACTCTCCTGGTATAGAAATGCCGTAAAAGCAGAAGCAAGTAAATACAAAAAGAACTTCAACAAATATATCTTAGAGGAAAAGAGAGATAGAGTTGGAGCAGCAAAAGAACAAGATAAGAATGAACTGCGTAGATATACAGTAGCAGGTCATCTGTATATGTTTGAGTATAAGGCAAAAATGAAGTGGTTGCCTTATTATGACAGATTTCCTCTTGTATATTGTATTAAAGCACCAGGAAAGGATGAGTTCTGGGGCGCTAACCTACACTACCTCTCTCCAAAGAAAAGAATCGTTACTACAAAGAAACTCATTCAAGGCAGAGTTGATATACCTAAGGTATGTTTCCATAAATATCTCAGTAACCATGTAGAAGGTCTATATCTTGATCTCGCCGCTGATGAATGGGACACTGCCATTCTCCTGCCAACCGAGGACTATGTGAGAAATATCAATGGAATGTTATTTCCTATTGACAGGCAAACTGTTTGGGAAGACACAGATGAGAAGTTCTACGATAAAATCACAGGACAAAGAGTAGTGAGAGGATACGGAACCAAACAATCTAAGGAGATGGCGAAGTAATGGCAGTTCCATTAAAACCAACTCCCGCTCAGATTCAACAAATTAGAGACGCACATGCTGAGAACATGGAGCGCAAAGCGAAGGGACAAAGTGTTCCTGGTCCAAAGTGGAAAGCTTTGGGACCTCTTGCAAATTTTGCATATAACCCAGGAATTCTAAACAAGGGATATACTGTAGAAGGTATAGCGGAAGCGCAAGAAGCAGTAGGAATTGAATCTGCACCAACAGAAGCTGCTAGAAAAGCAGATGAAAGGGGAGAAAATGTTAAGAAGTTCGAACTTGGCACTTTACCCGCAGTAAAAGCAAGTCCAAGTGATTCTAGCACTCTAAGATATCCATCAAGTCCTAATATCACAGTAAATTCTGACTACGTTGCTTTCAATTTCTTCAAATATGATCCCCCATTTGGTAGAAGAGAATCAAATAACGAAGCAAATACACAGGGCAGATTGTATAACTTTGGTAGATCTGGGGAATATACATCAAATGGAGAACCAACAATTCTAATGTATATGCCAGA